CTGTATTATCATCGACGTAGCTTAGCGTCAAATGCACCGAAGGGGCCGGCCACAAATTTGTTTTACAGACGTGGTTGTTACGGCCTTTAGGTACTGGAGGATGTGCTTACCCTACTTCTCAAGGTGACACTAGCAATTCGCCCGCGTCTTTCAGCGCGGTGACGGTTGTTGAGTGGATCCTTAACAAGGTTGGGGGGTCTGACTTGTTACCCTTTGAACCGACATTGCTCAGGGAATAATAACTTGCCAGGCTTATGATGATGGTTGACCGTGGAATGATGGAACTCACGGGACCGGGTGTGCAGCGTCACCCGTACGACGGGAGCGTTTCTAAAATGTGCATTACTGTTGCCCACACCGTTGAGGGCGAAGACTATCATTACTGTGAGCTCTGGGTAGAGGTGCATCGAGATAAGCGCTGTTATGGTTCAGCGAATAACCTAGGCATGCAATTTGCCGCCAGCAAGGGCTATAGCCGTAGCCCTTATTTATAACCAGCTGGAAGGTTACCAGGTTGCTACGCGGTGAACCTGGCAGTACATGAGGTGGGCGACCGACCCCGTGATGAGAAACTGGGAATGAGGCCACAGTCAGTCACAAAACAGGTGTGAAGGGCACAGAGAATATCACATTAGTCATCACTAGTGACGGAGGACGTAGCTTTTGGCAGCCCCAAGAGACCGTAGTTGGACTACTAATCCGAATCTGGCAGCATGCGCTGATTGCATCTGTGCCCAACACATTAATCCACTCCTGGGTGGCGTAAGAACGGCATACGTAAGTTGCTGTAAGACTCTAATGAGCAGAAAGACTGATCGAAATAAATTCCAACTGTGTGAAGGTCAGAGCGAGACTACCACAAACGCCAAACCAACTACGATAAGATGAATAACCATGGCTACACCTCACTATTCTCATCGTTTAATTCAAAGATCAATGGAAGCCTACCGCTACCTTGACACGAGGGACGTGTCTGGGCGCGAGCGCAAACTCAAGTACGATTCTCCATCTGTTACTGAGTTAATGAACGCTCCTGTGGGTGGTCCAACGAAGATTGTTTTTACGCAGGTTATGCCCTTGACGCCAACATCTCAAGAGCATTATACCGCTAGTGGAGTGAATCCCTTCCATGTGCCTTTGTCACTATGGCAGCGTCTTTGCTGCTATAGGGCACACGAGCCATTTGAGGTTGAGTTATGCCACTATAGAGTAGAAGATACCATGGCTGCTATGCCTGTTCTGGATCTTAGTGGGGGAATTGTTGCTATCCCCCATGGTCGTGTTCGCCAATATTACAAGGTTGTGGTGAACAGGCCCCAGGGCTCGCTAACTGCGACCGTTATCTTGCGACCCATCTTTACGCCCCTCCATATGAGGATGTCGAGCATACCATGTGCATATGATTTGCATTACCGTAGAAGTGACTTCTATTTAGCGGATGGTACTTTGTTCCATGCCATAGGACGTGAGGTAAAGGGTGAGAAACTTGTATCGGTTCAGGTAGAACCCTTTGTTCATGCTGATATGAAATATTCTGATTTTATTGGAATCGAATTACGCAACGGGAAGAAGTTTTCTGTTACTAGTGTTGAACATAATATGACGCTGTTGAAGTGTAAGGAGCCTAAATTTGAAGCCCCATTTGTTGCATCTGCAATTATGGCGCGCATTCGGATAAAAGATTTCCCTGCTGATGGCACGTCCATCTTGGAGGCTGGCGATGGTGATGCTTGTATTTTGAAACCCGATATGGATGCTGGGTTAGATAGTAACTCACTCCGGGATGGTAACAAGCTGATACCTGCCCTGTGCAAGAATGAGACTGGTGTTTTGAAGCCCACAACAGCAGCTGTGGTTGACGCGGAGAATGTACGCGTTGCCCCCTATTTGAATGACAAACAACCGCCTCTGTGGATACGTGAGATGGTGCCTGATTATTTAAAATTGATAATGCCTGATAAACATATAGGCGTGCCAATTTCGATTGAAGAAGCAGACGCCGATTCGCGCCCGAAACAACAGAGTGCCTTTAACAATGTTGCGAATGATGTCATCGATAGGGAGCCACAACCTACAAAAATGTTCATGAAGCAAGAAAGCACAGGACCCGATGCAGCCGGTCGTTTAATTTCCAACCCTGATGACCATCTCAGAGTGTTGTCGAAATGTTTTGGGACTCCCCTAACTGATTATCTGAAGAAAGGAAAGTTTGGCCAATCTTATGGTTTTGTAGAGCCAGAGGTGCTAAAGGCTAAGTTCGAACGTGTCGTGCGACAAATGATTATCGACACGTTCGGGGCGGAGACAGATTTCAGTAAGATGGACTCATCTGTAAATGAGTTCATGAGGTGGCTTGAGTCCGTGGCCGGACTTTGGTTCTTTCATCCGGATTACCATCAGCAGTGGCTTGAGTTGCATGAGAAGCTCTATGCCGCAGGGTGCTCCAAGAAGCTTCACGGGCATGTCGTGAAATTGGGGGTATCGCGCCGGTCTGGCGAATACTTTACTTCAACCTTTAATACGTTACTTAATCATTTTTACATCGTATGTTGTTATATGAATCAAGGAATGACTTTAGAGGAAGCTGTAGAGAAAGTTGGGCTGGTAGGAGGAGATGATGGTTTACATAGTGGTCTGGACAAGGAAGTGGCGGAGAGAACCGCCAAAGACCTCGGTTTTGTAGTTAAGGTGGATATAGTCCACCACACTGATCCTGTCTCCTTTTTGGGGTTAGTGCGCTTGAAAGAGGGTATCTACACCTATGACCCTGTTCGTTTTGTGAAGAAGTGTTCCTCTTCTATCGCATCTGGAAGTGTTCCACCAGAAGAGAGGGCTTACCGTAAGTTTGAACCGTACGTGCGAATGTATGGCAATGTTCCCCTTATTGGTAATCTGTCTCGGGCTGTGATTCGGATCCTTGTAGCTAACGGTTTTAAGGGGCCAGATAAGAAATTTGACGAGTTGTGCCGCGGTATGGTAGGTTTTATACATACGCGGTTTCATGAGGTAGGTCTCATTAATGATAATGATGCATACGATGTTTTACGTGATGGTATTGCCCAAAGGTTAGGCATATCACCTGTCACACTAGATATATTGTGTGAGGCGTATGATAATGCAAAATCATTTTCTGACTTCCCTAGTCATGTTTTGACGTTTGGTGACTATAAAGCGTTCACAGTCCCCACCATTTTCCAGGGCGATCTCTTTGTTCCTCCGGAGGTTCCTCAAGAAGAGTTTGTGAGTATAGTCTCCGCGAATACGCATAAAACTAAGCGATTAAACAACAACGATGGCGAAAAGAAAAAGAAAATCCGTCGCAGGTCGCGCAGCACCTGCAAACAAGAGGGGAGTGACACAGGCAGTGATTCCACCTGCCCCAGTCCTCCAACAAGTACGACGTCCCAAGAGACGCAAGAGCAAGGCCAGTAAGGCCACAGGCCCGCAGGTCACGCCTGCAGGCCTAGGTTATATGAAGTGTATGACCGCACCAAATGACTTTGAGATGGATTCATTTCAAGGTATTCCTGATAAATATGACGGACGTGTTCTAACGAAGCGTCACGTCTTAACTGGCACACTGACTCAGCCGGCCGCGGGACAGGACATTTATTATGTCTTGTTACCAACCCCAGGGGTCGCGTACTGGTATGGTACTCGAGCAGTCGGTACTACCGCAGCAATAACGCTACTTCCCGTCTACTATTCAGACACCACCACGCTGTTCCCAGCTGGTGAGGAAGGATCAGTTGTTAGTGGTTTTCGGTATGCCTCTAATGCTATTGAGATAATGCCTACCGTGAATGCGATGAACTGGACTGGGGCTCTATCAGTGTGGAAGTTTAAGCCCAGTTTCGGCGCTGTCGAAGCTGGCTCAGCAGGCACGTTTTACACCGTCGCGGAGGGTTTTGATGCGATGAATTCTGTTAAACCAGAATCCGTCCTCCCCTACAACAACGGTTGTTATATCGTGACTGCACCGTCACAACCTGAGCTACCATTTTCAGAGGTCTGGAAAGGTACAGCTCCATCGCTAGTCATCTGTCATATGGACGGTGCTGGAACGGCATTGACGTTCGGCGGTACCGGAAACATGATAGGTTTTGGCACTCAGGAAGGTGTCATTATCAAGAATTCCTACGTGAATGGATCGAACTCAGCATTGGTACGCACATGGGCGTGTGTTGAATATGCTGTTTCTTCCACTTCTGTTCTGTATGAATATACGCACATTTCACCTGCGTACGACCCAGTGGCTATGGCTCTGGTACGTAAATTTATTCATGCGCAGCCCACTGCTGTAGCGTTTTTCGAGAATGAAAATTATTGGAAACGCTTCTTAGGTTGGGTAAAAGAAGTGTCGGGTTCGCTGAAAGTTGTTCCCGGTGTGGTCGGCGAGGTGGCTGGTATTGCCAATTTAATAGCCGACACAACTGCCAGGTACAGCGGCATGTCAATATAACCGACAATTGTTCTTCTCTCTACGTCACCCTCTCTTGGAT